GTTAGCTTCTGTATGATAGCTAACTGTAACGTGATCGTATAAGTTGGCAACCTCTTGAGCAGTACGCTTGCTCATTGCGCCATTAGTTGTCAAATCTAATATTAGTTTAAATTTTTCTTTGTATCTTAGTTCGTATTGACTTTTAAGATACTTTGAAAATTTTATAAACACAGGATTCACTGTTGGTTCGCCGCCAGTAAAACCAATACACACATCTTTACTTGTTCGATACTGTGTTATAAGTTCCGCGTACTTAAAGACAAAATCCGCACTTGCCTGCAACTCTTCTAAACTAGCGTGTGGACTAGTATTATCGTGTCTATGTGGAGGACAATAACTGCAATCATAATTACAGCGCCGGCCCATGTCCCAAGATATCAAAAATACCTCAGGACCGCTGGTATTTATACTATGAAAATTAGACATTGGTAACTCTCTTTACAAATTGGTCAATTGGTTTAGATGTTTGTGTTTTGCCGCAAACTCTAGCACAGGTAATTAATTTTTTATCTGTCCAGTATTCTGTCCATACCTTTTGCCAAACATCAGTATCAATAATATCTTTAATCCTATGTTTCATAGCATCGACGGTACCAATGCCGCCTAGCGATTCTACTAGTTGATAATATTGATTTAAAATATTACTGTGTATAGAATGTATAACTGCTTTAACATCGTTTTCAGGTTCATGTGTCGGTCTATAGTGATAGGGTGCGCTGGCAAGGAAACAACAAGGAAATACATTCTTGTGTGCATCGATATAAATTTCTTTAGTGCGTAACACATAACAATCTATAGTAGCGGTCTCCATCAATGACTGATAATTCTTAATCATTTTATGGTCAAGGAAAACTACTTTGTTATCGCTGGGTGGCTCCAAGAAGTATTCTACGTTTCCATCTTTATCCAACACACTGTATTTTTCTTCTCCGATAAATCTAGTTGTATTTTTAACAGTGAATTTTTTGAAGCCCATAGCCTTACTTAGATCTTCTGCTAGCTGTTCTTGGTGCTCGTTATGTTTAAATTTAATAAACACCCATTCTGCTATTCCGCCAGCATCGATGAATGTTTGTGCGTTCCGCATCAGAGCTTTATAGTTAACGCCAATACGATACAGGTGATTAGTATCCTCTAATCCGTCGATACCAAAAAATACCATATGCTTGATAGGCAACGCCGTGTATAATTCTTTCCACCACTTAGTGCTTCGTGCGCCACCATTAGTATGTATGCGTAACTCAATGCCGGGCTTTCGATCAGTGACATGTTGACACATTTTAATTAGATCGTCATTCATTATAGGGTCACCAAAGTTACCACAAAAATAAATTAAATCTAATTGATCGATTAACGCTTGATCAAAAATATGTTCGAACTCTGCATAGGTCCAGTCGGCGATTTTTAAATATTGATTTTCTACATTGCCATGATATTTGCGAGGGCACATAGGACAACTTGCTTGGCACCGTGTGCTAATTTCTAAATGGATTGATTTTAATTCGTTAAATTTAAACATTAGTCTGCCCTATAATCATCCATCGGTCATACAACTGAGTTTTTAACATACCCGACCACATCTCTTTAAGATGACTTTGTTGTTTGAATTCTTCTAAACTCTGTGCAGTTCGTACATGTTCTGGTATGTTATAATTGTTACTTTGCAAAACAACAATACATCCGGCAGGAATCCTAGACAACCATAATTCATATTGCTCTTGTGTTATATGCTCACAACTGGTATTAATGACCACATCACCGTTAATTGGTACCGTACACATGTCTTGTGTAATGGCTTTAAAACGTCCGTCTTGTTCTTCTATCTTATTCATCATGGTGGCAACATGTTCGCACACTGAGTCTATGTCTACACTACAAATATATTTGATAGGAATATCGCTTTGAAATAGCATACTGGCCAGTACACCGACCCATCCGCCGTGAATATCTATCCTAACCGGCTGATTTTTAATAGGAATATAATTCGTTAATGTTTCAATTAACCATTCTTTACTTTTCATTTGCCCGCTCCAAAACGCATCGAGGGTACGCATTGGTGTATTGCTTTGTCGGATGGCATTCATCCAGTAGTGTAAGTGTTCTGTATCTATTTTCATATTACTCCAAATCTTGCATACAAACTATATCGTATTTTATCACGTGGCACAGGCGACACACTATGAAATATTGTTTGACTGTTTTTAATAAAGTATCCAGCGTTTTTTGTATAGCTTAATTCTACAGTGGGGTTCCGATGAAAAATGCTATGGTGGAATTTAGTACCCATAGTTATATCCGGTTCATTTTCATTTATATAGATTTGTAAATGATTTTCCCATCGTTTAAAAATACCAACATCTGTATGTTGTTTATAAGTCAATCCTTCAGTATCTTTCCACAGATGACAATCAATCAACTTATGTTTCTTTCCAGTCCAGCTATAAGCATGATCAACAGTAAAATTTTCCAAATAAGACTGTGTTAGTGTATTTTCTAAATCAGAAGTAAATCTATTAGATTTGCCAGTAGTAAACCAAGTTTTAAATTTAATTAGATTTCTTAATTCAGTATATACCGGTTGAGGAAAATAATCATTTAATAATACTACACGCCGATTAAAAGACAAATTATAGTAAATGCAATTCATAGTAGATGTGTTAATTCAGGAAATACTGTTGAAGCATTGAGCCCACGTATGTTATCTAAATTGTTTATATATTCTTTAAAGTCAGGTAGCTGGCTTGAATGATCTTCCATTTCTACAAAACTTAATATGGCTTCCCAGCGTTGCCAACCATATGGATTATGTTTCCAAAAATTATCATCTTGTCTATAGTTGTTCCACAGCCAATCTTTAAATTCCATAAACTTAGCACGGACTTCTTTTTTATCTTCTTTGGATAATATTCGCGCACTAAGGAAGGTAGGAAGATATAGCATGTGCATATTGATGATACCACCACCCACTTCATATTCTTCTGCTCGATATTTGTTGATCTTTTTAAATCCTGCTTGTAGTTTCCAGCGAGCGAAATCTGGAAGATGTTTTATATTAAGAGCTTGTACTGCACAGGCGATGCCCACGTGTATGTTATCCGGACTATTATCTAACTTGTGCAAGTTTGCTACAATAGTATTCCAATCAGCGGGATATCTAATATAATGATTTCGATCTCCTTCAGCGTCGAGACTAAATGCATATTTGACTTTTTTAAATTTACTCCACAGCTCAATGATTTCATCATCAACAAAGATTCCATTGCTGTTGTACCGCAACGTTATCTGTTGATTATAACCCCTGCGTATTATTTCTTCTAGAAACCTATGATGTTCTTTGATCATCAATGGTTCACCACCTGCAAAATACATCTGTTGTATGTTGGGGATTTGTTCAAATACTTCGTCCCAGAACTCAGCTTTTTCATACCAAGTGTTATCAAACGTATTCTTATCCCATGATATTTGTTTAATGATAATAGGACTCTTAGTCTTAGCTACTAACTTGTCATAGTCTTGTGTCCATTTACTACTATCATGTGGACTACACATAACACATTTTAAATTACAAGTATGACCAAGGCGAATATCAAAATATCTAATTACAGGCGGAACTTGTCCGTCAGCTGTTGTATCCTTTATTAATTGTGCAATATCTAGCCCGTCTCTATTCCATTCATATAGTTCCCATAGACGTTTACTAATAACTCCGTTTTTTTCTTCTTCAAAACATTTTGTACAACTAGACGGTATGTTACCTTCAAGCATGGTCTTCCGAACATCTCTCATATAGACATTATTAAATGCATCTTGTAATGTGTCCTTGCCAAAGTTAGCGACTTTGCCGTTTTCTTTTTTAACAAGCCCAACACCTAGGTCACCGCTTTCAACACCACTGGCATTTGAACCGCAACATAGTCTAGCATCACCGTTAGGGCGTGTTGCCAAATGTATCCATGGCAATACACAGAATGTCGGCGTTCCTGTTTTTTCTTCTACGAGCTTGATGTATGTTTTTATTTTATCTTGCATTTTGGTATTTTACTGTCAGCTGAGCTAACACACGTTGGTGTAATGCAAGTTGTTGGTCCAGGAAATAAATTAAAATTATCCAAAGTACCTAGTGCTTGATCTCGACAGCTATATGCTCTCTTAACTTCATTACCTTTTATTATAACACTTTGATATCCGCTGTTGCAAGACCAATCGGTGAATTTATTAAAACCCAGTGCATTAAAACGTTCTGCTTGATCTATATAATAACTATCAACGCCATCTGTTAGTCTTATTTGAAAAACACTCTCGCCATCGACTTGTTGTTCAAAATCATCCTGCATGATCTTAATCATCTCTGGAGTATAACCGTCTACAATAGCAGTAGCAGAGTCATTGCTTTGAGGTTTAAGTGTTACGTTAATTTCACGACTACGTAAGCGTTCACATCGTTCTAATGTTTCAAAAAACTTTTCAGGCACCATTACTTGGTTAACTGTCACATGAACACGCTCATATATTAACTGTAAACACTTGTCGCCAAACTCCTGTTCCTTGGCAAACTCATCGTGAAAGCTGGCTGTGATACTACGACGTTGTAGCAATGCCGTATTAGTACACCAAGTGTTCCACCATTTTGATCCAGGGCTTAGATTAGTAGTCATATGAATACTCTGGTAAGGGCTTTCAATTTCATCTAGATGTTTTACCAATTCTGGTAGTTGTTTGTATGCAGTAGGCTCGCCACCCGAAAAACTCCAGTGAAATTGAGTAAATCCATTTAGTCGGGCTTGTCGTTTTATCTCATCTATAGTAGACTTGTATACATCTAAGGTTTGGTAATCCAAACGATCACTGCGAGCATAGGGCCAGCAGTAACTACATTTGTAATTACAAAATCTTCCTAAAATCCAACTAATGTTAAATAATGGACGATCCAGCATTGTTTGCTGTCCAAATTTAGTAATCGTTTCGAAAGGTATGGTTGAAAATTGCATTGACAGTATTTAAGCGCGAATGTATAATTAACTGGTAGACGTGAGTGGAACATGGTATACCTCCTCCTAGTAGGCTGACCCCCAGCTGAACGGAGGGAATTGGGCTAGCCCTTAGGGCGCCTTTGCAGGTTCGAATCCTGCCGTCTACACCAATTTAACAAGTGACTATACGAATGAAAAAAGTAGCATCAAGTCCTGAACGTCATACCTTTCAAAAAGAAGGTGCTATCAAACGGGCAGAGGAAGCGGGCGAAGAGCCTAATCAAGCCTACATTGACATGTGGGAACAGATTAAGATTGATGACGCCAACAGGATCCACGACCCAGAGTGGCAAAAGAACAACATGGAGTATGATCTCCGTAGCTCAAAAGAACTATGCGACAAAGTCAAAGCCAGCGATGCGTATGCTCAAAACTTGTATGCGGCCATGTGTAACATGACTTGGCAAAGCAGAGAGTTTTGGCAAGAGTTGAAAGGCGAAGTTTGGTCAGCCAGTTGGCGTCATAGTGGCGGCATTGTTTCTGACATGCGAGAACAGGGCGACTATATTGATTGGTACTGTAGTGGTATTGGTAATAATGATGATGGTTACGGACTAGACGCTCGACCAGCAACTGGCTACGTACCAGAAGGTATTGTGACTGAAGAAATAGAATTGGATTTGAATCGGTTAGGTTGGAGACCGGTTCCGTGGGATAATGATGAATAACAGATTAAATAATAGTATGGAACAATTAACATTTAAAGTTGAAGATATTTTTGAAGACATATCCGGAGATCCGGATAATGTCATAATGAAATTCCCGCCCGAGTTAATAGAACAAACTGGCTGGAAGGAAGGCGATACATTGGACATCCAATTAGAAGATGGTGCTATCATTATTAAAAAGCTATGAGTAATAAAGACAACATACTTGAACTAACCGGTGTAGTTGATGAAGTATTACCAGCTAACATGTTTAGGGTTAAAGTAGAAAACATGCCAACCCTATTGTTATGTTACATGGGTGGCAAGCTAAAGCAACATAAGATTAGAATCATTCAAGGTGACTCGGTTAAAATCGAAGTCAGTGCTTATGACCTAAGCAAGGGCAGAATAACTTATAGACTATGAACTCAATAATGGAACTCGTTTGTGCTATCTGT